CACATCAATGGTTTGGGTTATGAAGATGGTAAAATCATCGTAACACCTCATGGATTCTTGGCTGGTAAAGACGCGGCAGAAGAAAAGAAATCGATTGAATCATATAAGAATGAACAATCGGAATATTGGAAAGAAATCATCGGCAGTGAAGGTGATTTCAGATTGGAAGAAGAAAAAGAAGTGTAACCTTTTAATGAAGGTATTTTGACAAAGACTCTATTAGTTGACGGTAATAACTTATTCAAAATTGGTTTCCACGGTGTTAGAGAATTCTATCACAATGGAAATCACATTGGTGGGATATTTCATTTCGTCAACACCCTAAGAAAATTTTTAGAGGAGTATAATTACGACAAAGTTGTAGTCTTTTGGGATGGGAATAATAACTCATCCCAAAGACGAGCTTTGTATGGTGATTATAAAATGAACCGAAAGAATGAAATGAACGAAGCAAAGAAGATTTCATTCTATTGGCAGATGAGTCGCGTCCAAGAATATTTGGAAGAAATGTTTATCCGTCAAATCAAAATTGACGGATGTGAATCTGACGATACTATCGCATATTATTGTCATATTTCACAAGATGAAAAGAAAACGATATTTTCATCAGATAAGGACCTTACACAACTTATCTCGGATAATGTGGAGGTCTACTCACCTAACCATAGAAAACTCTACCAGAAGGGAGATTTAATACCTCTGAAGGATATTTCTATACCTCATCAGAACATCACAACATTTAAGATTATCACGGGGGATAAATCTGATAATATTAGTGGTATTCATTTGTTAGGGGAGAAGACTTTTGCCAAGATTTTTCCTGAGATATTGGACAATGTCGTGTCTGTTGATAATATTATATCCCGAGCGGAAGAGTTAATCGAGGAAGGTGACAAACGGAAAGTTCTTCAGAGTCTCGTTGAGGGAAAGACAAAAGATGGTGTTTTAGGAAATCAGTTTTTTGATTTAAATAAAAAGCTCGTAGATTTGTCCGAACCTTTAATTGATGACGATGGAAAAGAGGAAGTGGAATCATTCTACCAAGATGAACTTGACCCTGACGGACGAGGATATCAGAATCTAATGAGACTGATGAACGAGGATGGTATCTTCAAATACCTACCCAAACAAGATGATGCTTGGGTAGAATTTTTACAACCTTTTATGAAACTCACAAGAAAAGAAAAAAAACGATTTAAAAACAAAATTTAAAATTATGAAAGAGCAGAATGATGTAACAAAGATGGAGTTCCTTCTTACGTTAAATGACAACATCGTAGTACAACGTTACTTCAACGTTCGTAATTACAATCCAAATGCAAGAAAGAGTTTGGATGTGATTAAAAAGGTGAACGAAGTGGCGGAGAAAATCACTAACGATTTGAAGAAAAAAACACTCATTTATATGATTGACAATCAATCACAAATTGAGATTGACCCATCTATCTTGGACACTTCAAATACTGATGGTCCAGAGTACTTTAACATCTTTATTAAGTTGGGAAATGAGACAATTTGTCATAAAATTGTGGACGCAAAAATCTTCCCTCCTAAAATAAGATACACCGTAGACGTACGCCCGCACCTAAAAAGTGTACTTCGCTCATTGACTGACATTTTTTCAAGCGAAGATTTATCGTATACCTACATGGAATATCAGTTAGTATAACCATATTTATATTTTACCCACAAGAAAATTTATTGATATGTCAAAAGAACTTAACTTCGGATACCTAGGTAATTCCTTCCAAATACAACTCTTAAATAACATCGTAATTGACAAGGAATTTGCCAATTCAATCGTTGATGTATTGGACCCGAAGTACTTTGATAATCAATATTTCAAACTCATCATGCAGATGATTAAGGAGTACTATATCAAATATGAACACTCCCCAACATTTGCAACATTAGAACAACTTACAAAGAGTGAGATTTCATCTCCGATGGCCCAAAAAATGGTCCTGGATATGTTGTCAGAGGTAAAAGAGGCACCAAGTGAAGGTAATAGTTTTGTTCAAGAAAAGTCTTTGAAATTCTGTAAACAACAAGAATTGAAGAAGGTGATGACCAAAGCACAGAAGATTATCGACAAGGGTGACTTTGAATCCTATGACCACTTAGAAGAGATGGTTAGAGAGGCTTTACAGGTCGGTGAAGTGGATGCGGGTACGTCAGATGTATTTGCTAATTTGGATGTGGTGTTGGACGATGATTATCGTCACCCAATTCCGATGGGGGTACCAGGTATTGACAACCTTCTTAAGGGAGGATTGGCAAAGGGAGAGATTGGTGTTATTTTGGCACCGACAGGTGTTGGTAAAACAACATTTTTAACCAAAATTGCGAACAATAGTTTCAATCTTGGGTATAATGTTTTACAGATTTTCTTTGAGGACAACCCAAAGATTATCCAACGTAAACACTTCACCCTTTGGACTGGTATTGCACCTGACAACCTGTCAAACCACAGAGATGATGTGATGGCGAAAGTTAGAGAGATTAAGGACAACACAAAGAACAGATTGACTTTGAAGAAGTTACCTTCAGATACTCTAACTATGAATCAGATTAAGAATCAGATTCGTAAGATGATTGCCGAGGGAAATAAGATTGATATGATTGTTTTGGATTATATTGATTGTATTACTCCTGACAAGAACTTAGGTGATGAATGGAAGAGTGAAGGTTCGGTAATGAGAGCTTTTGAGGCTATGTGTCACGAGTTGGACATCGTTGGATGGACAGCGACACAGGGTAACCGTTCTTCTATCTCATCTGAAGTTGTTACGACAGACCAAATGGGTGGTTCTATTAAGAAAGCACAGGTTGGTCACGTAATCATCTCGGTAGCCAAGTCCCTTCAACAGAAGGAGATGAACTTGGCAACCATCGCAATTACCAAATCTCGTATTGGTAAAGATGGAATCATCTTTGAGAACTGTAAGTATGACAATGAAATGTTGGTTATTGATACGGAACAAAGTATGACGTTCTTAGGTCTTGAAGAACAGAAAGAAGAAAGAAACAGGGATAGAATCAAACAGTTGATGGATAAGCGTCAACAAAGGGAATCTAAAACCGGTAATCAAAATTAAATAAAATATAAGTTATGGAAAGTGAAATGTTTGTAGATAGCAAGGACAATCGCTATGTTGTAAAACGAAACGGGGAAACTGTTTTGTTTGAAGAAGAAAAGATTCAAAGAGCAGTAATAAAGGCTATGCAAAGTGCCGGTGAAGTGGACACTGAAATGGCTGAAAAGATTGCGAGAATCACAAGAAAAGGAATCTTTAGAGAAGATAAAGACCGTGTACCTCATGTTGACGAAATTCACGATATGGTGGAGAATAAGTTGATGGATAACGGTTTGAATAATGTTGCTAAAGAGTACATCGTTTATCGTACTAAACACCAACCTGATATTTTCTCAAAGAGAACAAATTTAAAACCTTATGAATATCCAAACCTTAATGAGTATGTCGACGCTATCAGACACTCATATTGGGTTCACACGGAGTTTAACTTCACTTCAGATATTCAGGACTTCAAGGTACACTTGAACGAAAAAGAAAGAAGTGCGTTACAAAGAGCTATGTTGGCTATCTCTCAGATTGAGGTGGCTGTTAAAACATTCTGGGGTGACATCTATAAGAGAATGCCAAAACCAGAAATCGGTAATGTTGGTGCAACATTTGCGGAGTCTGAAGTAAGACATGCAGATGCGTACTCACACTTAATTCAACTATTGGGATTGAACAGTGAATTTGAAAGTCTATTACAGGTTCCTGCTATCCGTAGAAGAATTAAGTATTTAGAGAAATCTATTTCAAATTCAAAGTCGGTTGATAACAGAGACTACTTTGAGTCTATCGTACTGTTTTCAATGTTCGTTGAGAACGTATCGTTATTCTCACAATTCTTGGTGATTATGTCATTTAACAAACACAAGAATATGTTGAAAGGTATTTCAAATGCTGTTGAAGCAACTTCAAAAGAAGAGAACATCCACGCAGAGTTTGGTTTTGATTTGGTTAACCTTATCAAATCAGAAAACCCTGATTGGTGGACACCTGAATTGATTGAAGATTTGGTGGATGCAACTATCGAAGCATTTGAGGCTGAGTCTGAAATTATTGAATGGATTTTTGAAAAAGGTGATTTGGATTTCTTAACCAAAAGTCAGGCTATGGAGTTTATTCGTCACAGATTTAATGTATCTTTGAACTCTATTGGTATTGAGAACATTTTTGATGTCAACGAAACTTTGTTGGAAACAACAGAATGGTTTGATGATGAAATCCTTACAACCAAACACACCGATTTCTTTAATAAGAGAAGTATCAATTATAGTAAGAAATCAAAATCAATTACGTCAAACGACTTATTTTAATAATAACTGAAAAATAATATGAACAATAGAGAACCATTTGATTGGATTAATGAAGAATCAATTACTTTTCTTCGTAGAGGATATTTGAGCGAAGGTGAAGAACCTTTGGAAAGAATTAGAACAATTGCAGACCACGCAGAAAAATTATTAGGTATTGAGGGTTTTGCTGACAAATTTTATGACTATATGGGTAAAGGATGGTATTCACTATCTTCACCTGTATGGGCTAACTTCGGTAAGAAAAGAGGATTACCAGTAAGTTGTTTCGGGTCTAACATCGGAGACAACATCGAGTCAATCCTTTACACACAAGCTGAGGTTGGTGAAATGAGTAAAATGGGGGGTGGTACCTCAGGTTACTTTGGTAATATCAGACACAGAGGTGCTGAAATTACTGACAATGGACATGCACCTGGTGCTGTTCACTTTATGAACTTGTTTGAGAGTGTTGTTGATAACATCTCTCAGGGTTCGACACGTAGAGGTCGTTTCTCACCATACCTTCCTGTAGAACACAAAGACATTATGGAGTTCTTGGAAATTGGTACTGAGGGATTCCCTATCCAAGATTTAACACATGCGGTTACCGTTACTGACAAATTCATGGAAGAGATGATTGCGGGTGATACTGAGAAGAGAGCTATTTGGGCTAAGGTCATCCAAAGAAGAGGTGAAATCGGATACCCATACATTATGTTCCACGACACAATGAATAAGAATACAGTTGACGTATACAAAGATAAAAACGCAACAATCTACAACTCTAACTTGTGTTCTGAAATTGCATTACACAACTCAGAGGAAGAGTCATTCGTTTGTGTATTGTCATCAATGAATGTACTTCACTATGACGAGTGGAAAGATACAGACGCGGTTGAGACTATGGTATATTTCTTAGATGCGGTTGTTACTGAATTCTTGACTAAGATTGAAGATATCAGAGACAATGGTACCATTGAAGGTAAGAGAGGTTTCTTCTATTTGGAGAAGGCTTACAACTTCGCTAAGAGACAAAGAGCGTTAGGTTTAGGTGTATTGGGTTGGCACTCACTACTTCAGTCTAAGGGACTTCCATTTGACACCAGAGAAACTGCTCGTTTGAATGTGGAGGTGTTTAAACTCATCAAAGACAAGTCATACAAAGCTTCAGCTGAATTGGCAGAAATGTTTGGTGAACCGGAATACTTAGAAGGTTACGGTCGTAGAAATGTTACATTGAATGCAATTGCACCTACTACATCATCAGCATTTATCTTAGGTCAGGTTTCACAATCAATCGAACCGATTTGGTCTAACTGTTATGTGAAGGACGTTGCTAAGATGAAGGTTACTATCAAAAACCCAGTGTTGAAAAAAGTATTGGCAGGTATTAAGAAAGACAACAAAGCAACTTGGGACAGTATTAAGAAACACGATGGTTCTGTACAACACTTAGACTTTTTGACTGATGAACAGAAAGATGTATTTAGAACATTTGCAGAGATTAACCAATCTTCAATCATCAACCAAGCTGCGGTTCGTCAGGATTACATTGACCAATCACAGTCGTTGAACTTGATGATTTCACCTGACATGCCGACTAAGGATGTCAATAAACTTTTGATTGACTCATGGCAGTTGGGTGTTAAGACATTGTACTACCAACACTCAATGAACTCAGCTCAAGCATTCGCAAGAAAGAAGTTGAATCTGAATGACTTGCAATGTGTTGCTTGTGAAGGTTAATGGTAATTTTTAACAAACAATAATATTAAAAGAGGACTTCGGTCCTCTTTTTTTTATAATTTATTTAGTTACGATATTTATAGACAATGGCTGACGGTAAAACATATGGTATTAATTTTCCATTCCAAGAGAGTAGAGATGGAAAATACCTTTCACTTTCTAAGACAACAGATGAAGAAATCAGAACAGATTTACTTCATTTGATTCTAACTAGAAAGGGAAGTAGATATTATTTGCCTGATTTTGGTACTAGAATCTATGAGTTCATTTTTGAACAGATGGATGGTACTACGTTCGAAGCCATTAAAGCCGATATTAGAGAAGCGGTTGACAAATACATCCCTAATCTAATTGTTAATGAAATTACTATCACACCTTACTTAGATGATTTAGATGCTCAAGGTGAGTTGAATATGGAAAAATTAGGTGTGGGTGGAATCTATAGGATTCCTGGTAGAGGTACTGAAGAATACACTGCTAAATTAAGAATTGATTATACTATTACCGATAGTACATTTCAATCCAAAGATTTCATAATTATCAATATTTAATAGTAGATGGCAGAGAAAAAGATTTCATATACGGAAAGAGACTTTGAGGGTCTAAGACAAGAGTTAGTAAACTACACGAGACAGTACTACCCTGAACTCATTGATAACTTCAATGATGCCGCGGTATTCTCAGTGTTAATGGACTTAAACGCGGCCATTGGTGATAACTTACATTATCATATTGATAGAAGTATTCAAGAGACTGTATTACAATATGCACAACAAAAGTCATCTATCTTTAACATTGCCAGAACTTATGGATTGAAGATTCCTGGTAACCGACCATCGGTTGCCTTATGTGATTTCTCTATTACGGTTCCTGCTTTCGGTGACCAAGAGGACACAAGATATTTGGGTGTGTTAAGAGCTGGTTCACAAGTTATCGGTGCGGGACAAATCTTTGAGAATGTTTACGATATTGATTTTTCAACTCAATATAACAATGAGGGATACCCTAATAGAACTAAAATTCCTGTATTTGATGCCAATAATAATTTAGTAAGTTATACAATCACAAAGAGAGAGGTTGTGGTTAACGGTCTGACTAAAGTATTCAAAAGAGTTATTAATCCGTCTGACGTTAAACCATTTTATGAGTTTTTCTTACCTGAAAGAAATGTAATTTCAGTTACCTCTATTATTCAAAAAGACGGAACTTCATATCAATCGACTCCACAATATTCAGATTTCATGCAACCAAACGGTAGATGGTATGAAGTCGATGCGTTAGCTGAGAACAGAGTGTTTGTTGAAGATAACACTAAACCATCTGACGTACCAGGTATTAAGGTTGGTAAGTATATCGAGACTGAGAATCGTTTCATCACTGAATATACACCTGAAGGGTTCTTAAGAGTTCAGTTTGGTGGTGGTACTACAACACCTGATGACCAATTGGCTGAGTTTGCAAGATTAGGTAACCCGATGAGATTACAGGACTATCAGAACAACATTGGTTTAGGTAGAACGGTTCAGGCTAATACAACAATCTTCGTTCAATATAGAATTGGTGGTGGTACTGCTTCTAATATTGGTGTAAATGCGATTAATCAGGTGGGTACTGTTAACTTCTTTGTTAATGGACCATCTGCAAATATTAACCAAACAACTATCAACTCATTAAGAGTAAACAACGTTACTGCTGCTATTGGTGGAGCTAACCTTCCATCTATTGAAGAGGTAAGAAATATGGTTACTTACAACTTCTCCGCACAAAACAGAGCGGTTACAGTAAATGACTACAATGCCTTAGTTAAGAAAATGCCAGGAAAGTACGGTTCACCGGCTAAAGTGGCAATCACGGAAAAAGACAACAAAATTAACATCGATGTTTTATCGTATGATGCTAATGGTAAGTTGACTCAAACGGTTTCAAACACAATGAAACAAAACGTGGCGAATTACCTATCAAATTATAGAATGGTGAATGACTATATTTCTGTAAATGTTGCTCAGGTTATTGATTTGGAATATGACATTTCTGTGGTATTAGAATCGGCTCAAAACCAAGGACAAATCATCACTAAGATTATCGATGTGGTAAACACGGCAATGTCACCATTGGTAAGAGATATGGGTCAGAATGTGAACGTATCAGAAATCAGAAGACAGATTCAGGATGTTGTTGGTGTAATCAACGTAACAGAGATTGCGGTTTACAACAAAGTGGGTGGTCAGTATTCTTCATCACAAACATCTCAAAGATATTCAGATGCGTCAACTAAGAGAATTGAATTGGTTGACGACACCATTTTTGCTGAACCATCACAGGTTTATCAAATCAGATTCCCTGAGAAAGATGTTAAGGTGAGAGTGAAGAATTTGAAGAATGTCAACTTCTCATAACTAATTTACATACATACTTAATAAACTATTATTGAAATTGGATAGATAACTATTTATCTGAAAAGTAATTTGTATGCCAAAATCCTATAGAATACGCACCAAACTTGGAACCGACCAAAACATTCAAGTTAACTTAGAACAAGATTTTGACTTTTTGGAAATCCTATCTCTTAAACTGAGACAGGAAGATGTCTACGCCGATTTCTGTGCGGACTATGGTGTTGTTGTTGGTAGGATTGTTGCTAACAGTGGTTTTGGTATTCCAAATGCAACAGTATCCATCTTCGTCCCTGTTGATGAAATGGACTTAAACGACCCTGTAATCGCTGCCTTATATCCGTATAGTCGTCCTGAAGATAAGAACGAAGACGGATATAGATACAACCTTTTACCTTACGAACCACAATACACGGGACACATCCCAACGGGTACATTCCCAACGAGAGAGGATGTCTTAACTCGTAGTGAGGTATTGGAGATATACGAAAAGTACTACAAATATACGGTAAAGACAAACGAATCAGGTGACTTTATGATTGTAGGTGTACCATTAGGTATCCAAACAATTGTGATGGACTTAGACCTATCTAATATGGGTTGTTTTTCATTGAGACCTCAGGACCTGATTAGAATGGGATTGGGAACTGCAAATCAGTTTGATGGTGTTCAGTTCAGAGCTTCTGAAAATATTGATAGTTTACCACAAATTATTAGTCAAAAGAAGACTGTTGATGTTGCTTCTTTTTGGGGTCAACCTGAAGCCTGTACCATCGGTATTAGTCGTGTTGACTTTGACTTAAGAGAGTTGGGTATTGAGATTGAGCCAACTGCGGTGTTTATGGGTTCTATTTTCTCATCTAACGACAGTCAGATGATGAAGAAAAACTGTAAACCAAAGACAGAACAGGGTGACCTTTGTGGTTTGGTTACGGGACCTGGTGAAATCATTGCGGTTAGACAGACTGTGGGTATCGATGAAAATAACGACCCAGTTCTCGAACAATATGTTTTAGACAATGGTGGTAAGGTAATCGATGAGGATGGTACATTCTTAACGGATATCCCTATGAATTTAGATTATGTGGTTACCAACGAGTTTGGTGAAACTGTAATTTCTCAGGACCCGTCTATTGGTATTCCAACGGCGGGTAAGTACCGTTTTAAGATTAAGTATCAATCAGAGGAGAATGGTCCTGCCATTAATGAGGGTGTGTTATTCCCTATTCAGGGAGATATTATTAGAGCCAATTTCTTAGTTCCTCAAATTAGAGAACACGGTTGGACGGGAACTGCAACAAATCCAGGTGTTGACCCTGCAACTAAGAGCTCAAGTACTGATGTACAGGTAGACTTTAACAATACGAATCAGCAAACAGAAACAAAAACAGTCTCAATAGGTTCAAACCAAGTTGTTATAATTCGTAAGTATGATGGTATTGAAAAGAAAAATGTTGAAGCGAGTATTAATGGTGTTGTTTCTACAAACAAATGGTTGGAGTTTCCTAATGGGGGTACTTTAACTTTAACTGTTAAAAAACAAACGGTCACTTCGGGTAATCCACCTGTGACTACTGCACAATCAGGTTCACTATTCCTCGAAGTATTTGATTACGATTATATTAAATTCCAAAAGAGTTACGCTATGTCACTCGATTGGAATGACTATGCCGATAAAGATGCCGCTATTAACTGTGAGGATAGTTTCTATTCGATGAAGTATAACAAAGTTTACACTACCGCTCAGTTAATTGATGAATATAGAAATGGTAATGGACGTGCCCGATTTATGGGTATTAAAGAAGTATTAGATAGGGGTTGTGAAAGTGATACGAACAAATTCCCAGTAAATGACGGTGTGAGAAACTTTGATTTTATATTCTTCTTATTCAGTTTATTACTAACAATATTCACACCAACGTTATACACTTTAACAATTATTGGTCACGTCATTTGTTTCTTATGGCCGGTATTAAGATTCTTATTAAGAATTATTGGTACGGTAATTTTAGGTATCATTGTGGTGTTATGTAATGTGGTTAGGGCGTTATCTTTCGGTCTATTAAAACTTAACTGTCCTAAGTTTAAAGTTATTAGTTTATCTGAAAAATGTCCTTTATCTGCAATACCATTACCAAATATGTCTTATCCTGATTGTCAGACTTGTGAGTGTGAAGGTAGAGATGCTGGACAAGCTGAACTTGATGATGATTTTGATGCTCCAAGAAATAATACCATTTTGGCAAATACAACTGAATATTTGTTCTTTGAAAAAATTATTCCTGTTGATGGTGATGATGAGTTAGTTGAATCGTGGAGTAAATATACCTTTGGATTCCAAACGACTATGTCAGGTTATGATGATGGTGGTAATTTATCATACACTAAGGCTCCGTTTATAAAAGGTGCTGATAACCCATTTACTAGTAGAAACACATATTCATATGACATTCCTATTACGGAGAAAATGAATCTTTTTAATGTTAAGGCAAAATACCACCAGTACGGTGACTTAAAAAAATCTAATAGAATACGTGCAAAGGTTAACCCGACACTTAATAATAATTATTACCAAGATAATGTATTGGTGTTATTGGTTGACCCAGGTACAGATGGATTATTAACCCCAGGACAGGTAATTTCCTTCCAAGACCCACAAAATTCGTTAGACCCTAATATTAGTGGTGGTACAACAGGTACGTGTTTTAATGGTAATAAGACAGTCACTATTGATTACATGAATCCCACATCACCTAATTCTAATTCTACATCTTCATTTGTGATTACGGGAGGTACAGGTACGGTTAATTATCAATTCCCTGCAGATATAGAGTATTATCAAGTCATTACAGGTCAAACACTATTTGAGTATGAAACATTAAGTATTTCTGATGGAAAGTCTTCATATGGTAACCCTGATAATACATTAGGTCAGAGATATATTTTTGGATGGCAAAAAGTTAAAAAGTACCTATGGTATGGTAATGGTACGAATCCTGATGATTATCCTGACACATCTTCTGGTAAACATTTCAAAGTAAATGTTCCTAATATTAAGTTGAACTCAGATTGGAAAACTCATATGGTGTATTTCTTAGTTAGAGGGGTAGATATGGTTACTCCGAGTCAAGATATTGAGTATGATTTATCTGGTTTATATGGGCATAATTCATATGGTAGTGTTAAAGTTCGTGGTAACTACAGAATGAATATTCCTGTTAAGAAATATGCATCTACAAATACAAGTGATTGGAGAATACAGAGACACTTAAATTTCACAAACAATAATCAAAGTCAGTTAGGTTATTTGTTCTATCCTTCATATTCAAATGTACAGTGGAATAATTATCAATCATTTAATACTAAAAACCATTTATACTATTCTTCATTAGACGCCACTCAATTTGTGAATGGTGCTAAAACTAAAGCTAATATTGGTAATGGTCAGGTTGCTCCATTTGCTGGTGGTATTGGTGAATATAAAGAGGTAGTTGTTGCAAATGGAGGTAAAATGGATAATTGGGATTTTGGTTATTATAATAATGAAATTGTTGAAGGAGGTACGTTAATTGTTGCGAACGATTTTAATGAATTTGCATATTATTCACCGACCTATATTGTAGGTTCACCAAATCATACGATACCAATGACTAACAATAATAGGTTAGTTATGAGGGCAGATAGACTTCCAACATCTGATGTTTTAGATAGAAGATTTGTATTACACCAAAACAATAATTTTGCATTCTATTTGGTGGGTAATGATGGTGGTACGACTTCAGTGAGTACGACATACACTACTACTGCAGACGAGGGACTTGGTGCTGCTGATGATTTCGCAGAAGATGGAGGTGCAGTTGCGCAACAAATTCTACAGACTTTCTCATGTGAAGGTATGGTGCCATTAGAGTGTTACTCAGGTAATGGTGAAACCATAGGTGTTAAACCTACAGATGATGAGTGTTATTATGTTGGTAAAGAAGACGGTGGAGTTAAAAAGATGTATGGTGGTTGTTATTACTTAATCCAAAGAAACTTCTTCTTCTTGGAAGACTTCCAAACAATTGCCGAATGGAAGGCGAGATTCAGAATGATGTTTGCGCTTTGTAGGAATGTTGTTTCATTAACCTTTGTAAATAACTGGGTAAACGGTACATTGTATATGTATTCGTTCCAAAAGGATACCCTCTATAATAATCCGTTGTCTGCGTCCACATTCAACTCTAATCCATCTTACGAATATTGTACTGATACTATTGTATACCAAGAAGTTAATAACTCGTTCTTCTATAGAGTGACACCTTATAATAATGGGTTTATTGGTAAACCATCACCAAAGAGAAATGACGGTAGTAACTATAGAGCTGCGAATCTTAGAAACTTAGGTAACCCAACTACAATGATGGATATGGGTCCGAGAGACATATTTGCTAAAGAGATTTGTTTTAACCCTGACTATCAGGGATATATTGTTGATAAGGTGGCTTCGACATCGTACAAAGATACATCGGACATCTTACAGTTAATGGTGATTAGTAGACTAAGTGATGCTAATTTCTGGGAACAGGTATTAGGTGTGGGTGATGGCTCAGTTCAAAAGTTATTCTCAAGAGAGAATAGTAGATTGGATGGTGATGTGGTTCAATTGTTAAGTATCAACTCTGAATTTGGTGTTACACCATTCTTAGGTTCTAACTATAATGATGACCAAATTGCGTACTTAAATAGTATTGATGCGAATGGTAAGAAACAACCTGTTTTAGGTGTATTCTTCTCGGCTAATACGGTGAATAGAGATTTGATTAGTCCTGGTAGACAAATATTTGAGGATAATACTCAGGTATTCTTAGAAAACACATTCTCATATAATGACCAGGTAATTCCTTACCAACCGTGGAATGTTAAGCAAGACACCAACAAATATATTTTTGGTACTCAATTAAATGATTGGAACGCTAAAACATCGGCAGACATTAGAACTATTAATTATCAAACCATTGATAGACTATTAGGTAACCCAACGTTCCCATCGGATACTTCATCACCAACCACACAAATACCTGGTTATATCTATAACTCTGATTTGATTAACAATAACACTGAGGTGGATTACAATACTAAAACAACCGCTAATTTATCTAAGTTATTGGTTGGTGCTCCTTACCATTTCTACTTCGGATTGAAAATGGGTAAGTCTGCGATGAATAAATTCATTGATAAGTATGTAATTACTAGAGACGTATTATGAGTACCGAACCGTCAAATATCAGAATAGTTAGAGGTGAGGACCGATACAAAGGTTCACCTAACGAGGATACTTTCTTACAGGTAGGTTTAGAAGGTGATAGACGAGTAATGGTTGAAGGTGACCGTACTGTACTCATCAATGCTGCCGAACAATTCGACAAAGAAAGACAAGAAAGTGATGTTATCAGAATGTCTGGTAAGATTATTAATATCTCAAATAACGTTTATAGTGGTAAGACCACTTACGACCCATTTAAGAATAGTCTGTATTATATTAACGGAGCACAATCTAAAATCACTGGTGTGTGGAGAGGATATCCTCAGTTTGATGAGTTTACATTCTTTAGAACAACATCAGTTGCGGGACATATAGATTTTGTTCCTCGTAGTGCCTTCACATACAATTGGACAATGTATGTGACTTATCCATATTCTAATGATACCACACAGGTTATGAGGTATGAGAATGAAGATTATAATGCTGTGGTAAACTTTACAGTTTCTGATGGTATTCCATTTGTGATTAAAAATAGAGTAGTAAATGGTAAGAAACTAATCACATTCTATTGTGGTATGTTACACAATTTAAGAGATGGTGAATACGTAGAATTATCATTTAATTATAATGGTAGAAAACACTTCCAGGTTTTTACTTTGGGTGATGAATATTATGGTAATGATGGTAAGATTTTTAGTCTATTAGATTTGGGTTATACAGGTACCACATTTGCTAATGGTGTAACAGGTACTTTAAAAAGGGTAATTGATTTGGCAAACACTGGTGAAACAACATCTCAATATTATGTTAGAAATAATAAGGTTTTAACGAATGTTGGTGATTATAATTTAACAAAATTAGGTTTTGAATCTAATCCATTTAGAGATGTTAAAAAATTAGAATACTCGGCGTTAACACCAAACAATGTTGAAAGAATTTCAGTTAAAGATGGTTCACGAAGCTTTGGATTTGTCTTTGAAAAAGACATCGATATTAGAGGTTTGAAAGATAACTTAGGTAGACCCGTTACGACACTATCAACGACCATTATTAACAAAGGATATATGGGTTGGTTCCATAAGCCATATAGTAACACCTATCCCGCAATTAATGTGGGTTGGGAGTTTAACTATTTAAGAAATACCGTAGACCCTTGGTGGAGTAACAGTTCTTCTAATAATAAGGACCTTTCTCTACAGACCAAAAGTTATAACACAAACAACAATACCTTCTACTATACAGGTGATTTGAAAGTTGGTGATGTTGTTAAGGGTGATGTATGTGAATGGAATGAATATGAAATGGAGGAGGTTGTGATTTCAAAAATGTTACATAAGTTCCATTTTAACCCGATGGTTTTCCAAGATAACTCAACTATTGAGTTACCGACAGGGTACATGTACTACCCTCACTTTAACGTTAAAGTTAGAGATTTCTCGAGTTATATTGAAGAGGGTGATAAAAACAATGTTGAAAATATTCCTGATTGGGCGATTTATTCCAACTCTGAAAAGAAATGGAGATGGAGAGATTTATACCCATATGGATATGTGGATAGTAGTGGTTATGGTGTGGACCATCCATTTATGAATGGTGCACATTATCCATTTAATGACATTATGTTCCTTCAATTCCCACAAAATAAACAACTTAGACCGCAGGTTATTGCGGAACCAATAATTGACGACTGTGAGTAATTATAGATTTCCAAATAACGGAGAACAACGAGCGATAAACATCCCTATTGAAGTGATATGGGATAACATCGGTCGTGATGATGCTATTGATGTATTTGAAAACGAGGTTGTTAATATGGTTATCAATCCTATTGACGATGTTGAGTTGGCGAGATATGAACACAAACCATATGGTTCTGACCAAACGAGTATCAGTTACGATTTTTACTTCTTACCAAAGGCAATTAACATTACCGCGGCCACAAACTCTGATTATAGTGTGAATTACACGGCAGAAACATTCAGTGTTGAGGAGATTTATCTAAAATCTGCGGCGTTTGCAAAGACATTCTTTAAGTTGGATTTATACGATACACCCGATAGACAAAACCAACAGATTAAAGCCTCTTTAATATTCCCAACACAGCAGGGAGCAAAAACAAACGGTACGATTGGTAGTGGAAATGTTGCTCGTACTGTGGAGATTGTCACACCATCGATGTCTTTAGATTATGTGGGTGATAAAGAAGGGTTTTTCTTATACCTTCCAAAGGACCAAGACTTTAATGGTCTAACTGAATTTTACTTATCTGCAAAATTCTACAACGGTAAGACTGGTGAGTTCAGTAGAATGTTGAATACCCCACAAACATCGTTGGGTAACAGGTTTAATTTTAAGAGTGACGAAAAATATTATTACAAAGTCTTAATTGACTATGATAATTATGAATATGAAATACAAACACTAGCGGGACAAAGAGTTGGTACCTCAACAAACCCAATAAAATGGTATGAATATGTTAACCCATAATGAAATCAGAGAAATACTACATCAAAATCTCACCAGGTGTCCTAAAAGATGACATCATAGAGGAAACTTATAGTGGAAACACTTTTGGGGTGTATACTGCTATGACTGAAATCCTCAGTGGTGGTACAAATGGTAGTAGTTTATTGACGGGACTAACAATTCCTATTGTTTTTAATCAAACATTTAATGATTTGGGTTATTATTCCACATTTGATGGGTATATCATGCAAAAAAATGTCACTAATAACTTCATTTATTCTGGTGACCCGACAAATCCTTTTGATGTGACTGTTTATAATACGTCTGAAGTTGAATTTAAAAGATTTTTACAATTGTCTGACTATGTTTTGGATTGGGGTGATGGGTCCTCAACTCAGAATATGACGTTAACATTGTCAGCTCTAACACACACCTATAATAATAGTGGTGTTTACACCATTTCATTGAAACAAACAAACCCATGGGGTGTGACGGAAGTGAAAAAACAAATTCACGTTCCAATGACAGGAGTGACCATTACTAATCCTGAGGGGAACATTACCTTCACGCCTCAAGGAGGAAGCTGGTCGGGTACTCCGTTGTCTTATGACTTTATTTTTAGTGGTGATGCTGAAAATAATGTTAGTTCACAGGTTTCTTCAACGTGGACATCTGTACCATTTTTAGTTACGGGTTACACAAAAAGTAAAATTACCGACTTGAAACAGTATGGTAATATACAATACGCCACTAACGTACCTATTATTAAGCATGGGGAAATATATGGGGTTATTGATATTATGGATTCTGAAAAAACAGGATATACTATCAATAATGTTACCTATTTTGATTACCCTGACGGTACTACAATTTACATCACAAATTCTTCAGGTTTAACTGAAAATGATTTGGTTGCTTCGGCGATTACAAAAAATGAAGTTTTATTGGATATGGTTTATTCACCAGAAATTCAGAGTGAAGTATTTATTGATAGAGGTAAATTAACCGCGTTTGAAGGTTTGGAACGTTTGGGAGAAGTGGATAACATCGGTGACCTTGTCTCTTACGGGTACGGATACTTTAAAATAAATAATAATTAAGATATGGCATTAGGAACATACGGAATTACGAGACCAGCCGACATGTCCCCAGAGGACGTAGAGATTATATTGCATTACACTCCTAGCCGTGATGTAACGGAAAACTATGAGTTAAAGAATTTGGATGCGGCGTCCATCTTAACTCCATATTTCCATAATGCAAACACCAATGGAAATACAAATGAGATTTTAGGTGGGATGTACAGCTTGAGATTACCTGCAACTGAGTTTAACAGATTGGGTATCTACACGTTGTTCATTCGTCCTGCTGAGATAAGAACTACAATCACAGATTGTGGTGTTTTATCTGCATTACCTAACGTCAAAGGTATCATTGTTGATTTGAATAATGTTGATGCTCAGTTCAGAAACAAATTTGTTAACCAAGGTTTGGTTGGATTTAGGGTGGAGTATTTAAATCAGGATGGTAGTAAGATTCCTAACTTCTATAGAATTATTACTTCATCATTCTACTGTGAGCCAGTAACGACAAACCTTACAAATACGTCACAAAAAACAATTAGATACAGATATGTTGATAATGGTAGTGATTTGTTGTTCTGTACCCTTTCACCGTCAAGTGCACCATCAAACAAACCAACAGCAACACCATTCATCGGTCAACCTAACCAAAGTATTATTATAACGAATACTTACTTTAACCCAATCACATTGGATATTCAAATGGCTGAACATGATATAGATACGTTGGCTATTGCTCTTTACGGTAATCAAACTAAGAGTATGGAAGACGGTGTCTACACCCTTTATGACCCATCTAACAACATCTACAAACAATACAACTTGTTTGAGATTAGAGATGAGTTTAACAACCTATTGTATGAGGTTCGTCAAGATAGAGGTGATAATATCGATTTCAGTAAGAATTTCAATAGTGTGATTGACTAATGGCTAGTAATAAGAAATACCGTTACCCACCCGCACCCCCTTCAGGTCAGGATACCTTCTCACCAAACTTGGTGGGTTTCCAACTTGTTGATGGGGGTGGACTTACGCAAGGAAACTTTGAATTCACCACGAGTGTGGTGGAGAAGGTTAACCGTAAGTTTGATGTGGGGGTATTTTCTCAGCCGTTTACGTTGGAGAACTTGGAGTTGGACAATATTACTCAGTCGAGAGTCCTTCAAGCAAAACAATATAGAGTTTATCCAAACTACGACTTATCTAATGTAACCAACTTCACTTTATATGGTTCGTTACAGAAGAGGTTTTCTGCGTCTGTTATTAAGATTATTAACTTTTTCCCTGCGGGTATTGAGATTAATAAAATCTATACAGATTTAACTTCGGCTAACACTGCTACGAATATTTCGTATGATGCGGTTGAAAATGAAACGACATTAGAGTTAAATGTTGCTCGTTTCATCAACCCATTTGATATTGATTATTCAAGAAATGCTACGAGAAACATTTCATTATTACCTTATGAGGTTACACCATTAAGAAACTTAACGAGGGAGTATTTGAAATATGCGTTGTTTATTGGTACAGGTGAAACTGAATATAAGTTAATTGATTTTGAACCATCTGCTTCTTTAACTTCGGGTAGTGTTACCGTTATTATTCCTGGTAATCCTTTTAGTGGTGCCTCTACTACGGAAGAAAGATTATTATTAAGACCTAATAAGTTTGAGACGGAGGTGGCATTTGATATTCCGTTCGATGAGGTTGAGAAGTTCTTATTGAACAGAAATATTGTTCCAAAGTACACAGCCAACTTCAGAGTTCCGAGAGAGGACCAAAACGGTAAGTTCTACATTGCTACGGAGAGTGTTACTTGGCCGTTGGGTGATAGTTGGAACTTAGACATTTCAACTTCAAAGTATGAAAATTACTTACAACAGTTGGATGTCATTGCCTACGATATGGATACGTACAAAACGAACCTTATCAGTAGATTCTTAACAACGGGAGCCTTCAAAGAGTTCGATACTGGTGACCAAAAGATTGAGAAGGTATTACAAATCTATGGTAGAAGTTTTGACGACACTAAGAAATTCATCGATGCGTTGGCATATATGAATTCGGTCCATTATAATCCAACCAATGATATTCCTTCAGAATTATTGAAGAACTTATCTGCGACTTTGGGTTATGATAATAACAATTCACCTATTACAAATCAGAATTTCTTGGAGTCTATTTTTGGTACTAAAAACCAATCTATTTACCCTGGTCAAACAAGGGATAAGACACCTCAAGAAATCAACTACGAATATTATAGAAAACTTATTCTTAATGCCTCTTACCTATACAGGTCTAAAGGTACGAGAAAGTCTATCGAGTCTATTATGTATATGGTGGGTGCTCCAAAAGCGTTGTTGGAATTCAATGAAACCATATATTTGGCAGATGGCCCATTGAACATCAATAAGTTTGACGAATCATTTAATCAATTAAGTGGGGGAACATACGTTACGAATGTTCCAACATTGGACCCTAACAATACCTACAAATTCCAAGGACAAACTTTCTCTGCATTGACAGAATCTGTTAATGTACAGAATGTTAATGAGTCACGTGTAAACTACCCTATTAATAGTGACGGTTACCCAACCGCTCCGAGTGCAACTACTGACTACTTCTTTGAGATGGGTTCGGGTTGGTTTGAACAAACACCAAAACACAGAGCACCACAAGAAATTAATGTGACTAATTCTGTTTTTACAGGTCAAAACCCTGACGTACAAACTCAATTGGAACCATACACTTATGGTGACAAATACTTTGATAGATTCAGACAGTTCCCATATATGGATATGGGTTATGATTTGATTAAGGTTGTCGATAACCTTAAAGCGTGGGATAATGAAAATCTCGGTTTGAGAAAGAGCCAAGGTGATATGAACGCATATTACCAAGTAACTGATGAACAATTAGTCCTTAATAGAAAGAACATCGAACTCTACCTTAATATGGGTCAGGGTCTTGAATATGATGTTTGGGATATGAGTAGAAAGTACGGTTATCCAATTCCATACACAGGATTAACATCACCATACCCTTCAGGTGTTGATTGGACGGTAATCAATCCAAAGGTTAACGAAAAAACATTTGCTGAGTTTGCACAGAGTTTCTATAAAAACATGATTAATGTTAGAAACCGTCAATACTCGTCTGATGGTAAGAGTGGTGGTTACCTTAACCTACAATCTTTGTATTGGAAATACCTTAATTCAGATTCTTTTGTTGGTGTTCCTTCTAACGAATACACATACCAAAAGATGGTCGACTATACCTTAGGTTTGGGTGACTATTGGATTAGATTGGTGGAACAGGTTATTCCTGCTTCGACATTGTGGATGGGTGGTCAGAAAATGGAGAACTCTGTGTTCCATAGACAGAAGGTTGTATGGAGAAGACAAAGAGGTTGTGAGATTGTTCCTGTACCATGTACTCCTTGTGAGATTCAAGGACCATTATTACCTTATGATTGTATTGACCAAACATTGGATTGTTACATCTATCCGTGGTTGGAATCATCGTCAAGTACGACAGCAGAATCATTCCAAAGTATTCTGTACAATCAGGTTACTGCTCTCGTTTCAACGAGTGGATATACGACTTCTGAATGTAATTTAAATTCAATTGTTTCTAATTGGTATGTGGACTTACGTTTGGACTCTGATATCTTAGTACAAGAGCAGTTTTTTACAGGTTATGGTATCAACGGAGCACCGACAAATGCTCAGTGGGAGACCGCATTAAATGATAAGCTTCAGTATTTATACCAAGACGGTTTAGACTACTCTATTAATGGGGATATTATTACCATCAGCAACTCAGGATGTATGGACGAATTCAGCGACAAAACACTTTACCTTAATATTGGTATAAACATATCAATTAACTGCGGATAATGGCTTGTCAGGCGTATAGTATAAGGTGGAGTTCATCGTTAACAACAGTATGTGCCGGAGGTGGTACATCCGCTACGTTTTCTGTTAACCAAGCGGGTAGCTCTCCTGCTGTCGGAGAAACATTTGCGGGTAATGCTACTTGTTCTGCGTCTCCATCATTTGGTGGTGCTAACCCTGTTTATATTAAAATAGATGGGGTTCCAACTTTATCTTCTGTGGTATACACCGTAGCGGGTGTTAATAATATACCAACTTATTTTGTGGGGGAGATATTGTCAATTGGTTCATGTCCTTCACCATCGCAAACTCAAACCCCGACATACACTCAAACGCCAACAAAAACAAAAACGCCAACACCTACACCGACAAAAACAAAAACACCAACTCCAACTGTTACTCCAACATACACTCCTACTAACACTATAACACCATCAACAACTCCGTCTTATTTGTATCTATCGGGTTGTTGTAATAATAGGGTATACAGGGTGGTATCTTCATCATGGTCTGCGGC